GAAATAAATCCATATTTCATCGCCGTTTTCGACCGTCCACCACTCCACGTCGAATGTTTCGGCAATCGTGTTGATCGCATCCCAGCAATAATCGGCATCGAAAGAGACGAGTTTCACTTGCTTTGCCAGATCGTCAGGTACGGCAGCCACTTTCCAGTCTGTCGTGCCCAGAAAGGCGTTCATGTTGTCGGCGATGAGATTACCGAAGGATGCGAGGTCGGTCGTGTCGCTGAACGTCGCTTCGTCATTGGCTCCTTTCAACCAGAAGACCTTGCGGCGCTTCATGTGGTTTTGCCGTGCTTCGAATTTAGGCGTGTATTTATATCCGCCTGTCGTGGCGTTGTATTCGGGACGGGCTTTCTGGGATATGATCTCGAATTTTCGTCCGCCATATAATATATAGCTACCCGTTTTGAAATCTACTTGCTCTGCGGTCTCGAAAGACAGTTGGACGTAATAATCGCCCATGAGCTCGTATTTCACGATAGCTTCGCTTGTGATAGGAGCCTCGTATAACTGATAGCCTTGTCGATCGAATATAATCATGTATCTTCGTCGCTGATGTGGTCTGCATCCTCACAGACACTTCAAAGGTCGTTATGTTCGGCACGTTATGCAAGAGTATTGAAAAATATTTTTCGTTCACATTTTTTGTGAATATCGAAATAAGCATTATATTTGCTTTATGAAATCATTGAATAATGGATATAGTTTTCGAGAAGGAGTACTTGGAGGATTTATACTTTAAGGGAAAGAGCAAGGATAAAAAGCACCGTTTACAGCCGGAAATCATTAAGGCTTATAAACGATGCATAGACCGACTGGCGTCCGCTCCGAATATAGAAACACTATATCAGATTCATGCTTTGAATTACGAAGTATTGGTTGGTGACAAAGCTGGTATTTCATCCGTTCGCATCAACAACAAGTACCGCCTCGAATTTAAGGTATGGGAGCAACAGGGAGAGAAAATTATTACTTTATGTCATATATTGGATATTAGTAACCATTACCGTTGAAATCATGGAAACGACACGCAAGATTTAT